GGGCTGGAGACCGGCATCCATGATCTGGACCGCTCGACCGGCGGGTTCCTCGGCGGGCAGATGATCGTCATCGCCGCTCGCCCTGCCTGCGGCAAATCGGCGCTTGGCATGCAGATAGCCCTCCACGCGGCCATGCAGAATGCAGTTCCGACGCTGGTCTTTTCGGTGGAAATGCCCAGCTCCGAGCTGATGATTCGAGCGATCTGCTCCGAGGCAGGCTTGGACCTCCAGCGCACACGCGACGGGTTTTTTGACGGCCGAGCCATGGGGAATGTCTCGGGCGCAGCCACCCGGCTGGTGCAGAGCAAGCTCTACCTCGACGACACGCCGGGCCTCACCGTGGCGCAATTCCGCAGCCGGGCGCGGCGGGCCAAGTCGCAGCACGGCCTCGGCCTCATCGTGGTCGATTACCTGCAATTCATGCACGGATCCTCCAAGCGGGCAGGCGAGAGCCGGGCGCTGGAAGTCAGCGAGATTTCCAAGGCGCTCAAGACCACGGCCAAGGAGCTAAACATCCCCATCATCGCCCTGGCGCAGCTGAACCGCGACGCCGACGAGGGCTCGAAGCCCAAGCTCTCAAACCTCCGCGAATCCGGCAGCATCGAGCAAGACGCCGACACCGTGCTCCTCATCCACCGCCTGGACAAAAACAAGAAAAAATCCGACGCCGACGATGAGCCGATGGATCACAACACCTTGCTCATCTTGGCAAAACAAAGAAACGGCCCGACGCCGGAGATAAAAATGAACTTCATCGGCCAGCACACGCTTTTCAAAAATGTGACCGAAAAGGCGTATAGCAACAACCAGAACGAGAGACAGAAGTAAAAAAATAACACCATGACCATCAGCCACAAATCCACACGCAGCATCACGGAATATCATTTCCAACTCACCTCAGACATCGCCGCCCCAAAGTGTCCGGACACTTTGGGTAAAGTCATCATTACCTTCGAGAACGGCAAATTTTCTCGGTGCGATTTCCCGTTTAAGGGCACCTATAACCGCGAGCAATGGTCGATGCTGGCGGAGATCGAGAACGAGATTCACCGCATCGAGTTAAGTCTTTTGCGATGAGCAAATCGGTAAGCCGTGAGTGCCAGTCGGTGAGAGTCACGCGAGGAGGCCGCAGTCTGAACGGAATTTGCGCGGATGGCTCAAAACTAACGACCTCCCTGAATGGTCTCCACAAACCACGGACTCAGAGCCGGGGCGCGACGGACACGCGCATTCACCTTTTAACCCCATACAACACCTATAAATATGTCAATAGTATCTGATTCAGCGATAGCCTGCCCCGCCTGTCACCGCGAGTGGCAGGATCACCCTGGAGTTGCACATTGTTGCAAGCTCTCGGTCGAGCTGGCCGCCAACCTCCGCGCCATCCTCACCTATGTCAAACCACCGGAATACACCCGAGACATCGGCGAGCAGGAAGTTTTCTTCGACCTCATGGAAAATGCCCGGCGCTTAATCGTGAAAGCGCGGACTTTTGAAAGTGAATTATGAGTGACGAACAAAAACACGGGGTCATGCTCGGCCAGATAGCCTGCCTGGTTGAGGAGTTCTGCACCGCAGAAGAAACCACATTACAAGGCGTGGCGCATCTCATGGCCAGGTATTTCGACCTACGAGCAAAGCAGGCATGGGATTTTGTCGATCAACTCAAAGAGGAGGCCAACGATGAGTGAATTTTTAAGCGAAAACCGGCGACTCCAAGCGGAAGTCGAAAAGCTCATCGAGGAAAACATGAACCTCACCAGCGTGATCCGCACGCTGCGGAAAAACTTGCGCCATGACAATGAGAAGCTGGAAACGGTGAGTCGTGAGCTATGGCTTTGGAAAAATGGGAGATACCATCTCGATTGCGTAGCGACTGAAGACTGCAAGAGTGAAGCGGAGGTGAGGGGATGACTCCGAACGAAATGCTTTCCATGATCGCGCAGCTCCGGCGCGAGCGCGACGAGGCGAGGCGGCAGTTTGAAAACTTAAAGGCCGCCGCAATCCACACTTGTCACGATCAATGCCAAAGGCCGATGTGCGTATTGAGGCGTGAGCGCGACGAGGCGCGGCGGCAATACGACGACCTCGCCACCGAGCATGTGCTGGCAATCAATAAACTCGCCGAAGAGCGCGACCATGCGCTGATGGATCGTGCCAATGGGGATATGGCAACCATGACGATCAACCACTACGAGAGGCTTATCAAAGAGCGAGACGAGGCAAGGGCTGATGCGGCCAGAATTGCGGACATTTTGTCCGGTCTTGAACTCCGCACAACCGAGGAGCTGGCGAGGCTGGAGCAAGAACGCAACGAGGATCGGGCTCTTGCCGACGAGTTTGCCAGCTTTGCTTCGCACTGGCTTGGCTCGCATATGCGCAAATCTCCTGCCAATTTTATAAAAATTGCCGCTGCGTTGAAGCGCTGGAAAAAATCCAAATGAACTCCCTCCGCGACTACATCGCCCTTCGCCGGATCGACGCCACCTATGCGCTGAACCTCCTGCAAGATGCCGGGGTTATCTCCGACCTCTGCGTCACGGTCGATGATGTCGGTGATGCTGGGAAGGCCGTCGCCTGGTTGAGCCTGCATGAAAACGAACTGAAGCCTGCCAAACAATAAACAATAAACAAATAATAAAACATATGCATATAAATATTACTGACAGAGAATATAATGAGCTGTGCAATTTGTCCGAAAAGCTCCCTTTTTTGATAATAGAAAAAGGATCAACGCCAAAAGGAAAACAAAAAATCGAAATACATTGCAAACAAGGAAAATTAACCACTTTTTACCATGATATAGAATTAATTGAGAATTTAGTTAATGCGGCAATAGCAATGAGAGAAATAATATATGATTTAAGAATACAGCAACTTAAGGAAAGTAAAGACGGTTGGTAAAATAATTTCCTCCTCCGTGCTCTCCGTGTCCTCCGTGGTTAAATCATGATCCCGCAAACCCCAAACCCCGTCATTCCCCCCATCGAAGTCGAAGGCCGCCGCGCCGATGGCAGCTTCGTCGTCCGCTACCGAGGCCAAAAACTCGCCGCCACCGAGGCCCAACTTCTCGCCATCCACCGCGAGCGGGAAGAGCAGATCGCCCGCATGGTGGAAGACCCTTGGCGGTATGGCTGGCTGAATCCCGCCTGGGAGCGGGCGGATGCGGCTTATGCGGAGCTGCGGGAGAGATTCCCGAAGGGCGTCACGGAGCTGCTTATCCTTGGCGGCAACCGCTCGGGCAAGTCGCGTTACTTTGCACGGAAGGCGATGCAGCATTTGGTGAACACGCCGGGCGCGAAAGTGTGGTGCCTGCAATCCACCGAAGCGGCATCCATCCAAAACCAACAGCCCTATTTGTGGGAGTATTTGCCGAAAGAATGGAAACCCTCCGCCAGCGGCAAGCTCAAGAAGGGCGCGGTGGCGAATATCACCTACTCTCAGAAGGGCGGCTTCACCGAGAACAGCTTCGTGCTGCCGAATGGCTCGCAGTGTTGGTTCAAGTTCTACTCCATGGATGTTTCCTCGATTGAGGGTGCGGAGTTGAATTTTTGTTGGGCAGACGAACTGGTAACCCCTGACTGGTTGGAAGCCCTTCGTTTTAGGCTACTTACGCGAGATGGTGAACTTGGTATTGGTTTTACTCCGGTCGAAGGCTACACCACCACGGTCAAAGAATACCTCGATGGAGCAAAGACGCTGGAGGAATGCGACGCCCCGCTCCTGCCGCGCTACCGCGATGGCAACTTGATCGGCTTGGAGCAAGTGCCGCGCATCCAGCAATGCACCAGGGAAAAAGCCCGCGTCGTTTATTTCCACACCTCGGACAACCCCTACGGCAACCCCGAGGCCATGGAGACGGAGCTACGCGGCAGCAACCGCGAGCGAATCTTGATGCGTGCCTACGGCGTGCCGACCAAGGCGAGGATGTCGATGATTCCCGCATTCCGTGAAAATGTGCATGTGGTGCCGCCTGACAAGATTCCAAGAGTTGGAACGGTATATCATTTCGTTGATCCTGGAGAGGGAAAAAGTTGGGCTATGCTCTGGCTTATATTTACACCCGACAAGCGTTGCTGGATTTACCGCGAATTTCCTAACGATGACGACTACATTGAAGGCGTTGGGTATCCCGGCCCGTGGGCGGAAGCCGATGGAAAGCTGCAAGACGGCCGCCCTGGTCCCGCACAAAAAGCCTGCGCGGCTTTTGGTTTCGAGGATTACAAGCGAGTGATTGATGCCGCCGAGAAAAAGGATGGAGAACAGATTGACCGTCCTGAACCTATGGAGCGCTGGATGGATAGCCGCTATGGCAACACGCCAACAATGACACACGAGGGCGTCAGCACTTTGATCGAGCAATGCTACGACCGCGTTGGCCTTGTTTTCAAAGCGACATCAGGCCAATCAATCAGCGAAGGTGTCGCCATCATAAACGACATGCTTGCCTACGACTCCGAGCGCCCGCTTGGGGCAGACAACAATCCACGACTTTTCATCAGTGAACGCTGCAAAAACCTTATCTATGCGCTCAAAACATGGACCGGTGCCGATGGCAAAAAGGGAGCGACAAAGGACTGGATCGACCTGCTCCGTTATATCGCTCTCAGTGATGTCGGGTATGAAGACCCTGAGACACGCAGAGCTCGCCCAGGAGGCAGCTATTGACACGCTCACCTTATAATCAAAAAAGCATGAAACTTCTCCGCCGCCGCGATGTCATGGCCCGCCTGGGCGTCACTGCAAAGCAAATCACCAAACTCATCGACTCGGGCATTCTTCGCCCGATCTGCAAACGCGGCTGCCGCGCTTGGTATCGCGCCGCCGATCTGGAAAAACTCGCATGAGCACCAAGCGCACCGACAACCACGGCAGCCTTTCCCGCAACAAGAAAAAGGAAAAGGAAACTCACCCCTCGCACAAAGGCTCCTGCACCATCGAAGGCCGCCAGTATTGGATCAGTGCGTATGTGAACGAAAGCCGCGACAGCGGAGAAAAGTATTTCAAGCTCTACTTCGAGCCAAAGAAAACCGAAGCAGCAAGCGAAGCCGCGCCTGCCGCAGAGCCAGTCGCCGTGCCGCTCTCCGAGTCTCCCGACATTCCCTTTTGATGAGTGCCGAAGACCTACAAGCCGCATGGTGCGTGCCGCCCGAGGAACTCTGGTTCCGCAGCGTCATCGCAAAAATAACCGACGCCATCGAAGACGCCGCCGAGATCACCTGCATGCCGCAAACCGCACAGAACCCCGGCCTGCTCGCCCACAGCGCAGGCGGCTTGGAAGCCCTTCGCACCTTGCGCGAAGAGATCGAGCGCACACGCGCCGAGGCATTCGAGTCGAAGAAATAATTTCCCCTCTCCGTGCTCTCTGTGCCTTTGACTCGCTCGCTCCCGCGAGTCTCGCCCCTTCGGGGCTAACCTTCGGTTAGTCTTCCTCACGCCTGCCCCGGCGTTCGGTTGTGGTGAAATCTTTTTAGCCCCCGTTAGCACCCATTTAGTCCCGTTAGCACCCGTTGCGCCCGCAGCCTCTTCCGCTCTGCAAATTTGGCGGGCAGATTCCGATTCACCGCGAGTGCTGAACTACTCGCCGCCTGCGCGTGGAACCCGTGCGTGCTGGCAACCACCTTAGTTCTGACCCGCGACTTGGACGCAACACAAACCATGGAACAGACAGAAACAGCATTCAGCATCGGCGAAGTCATCGACGCGCTGGGAGTCAAGCTCCCGACCATTGATGAGAGTCCGGCGGCCCCCGAGGCCGACCAGGAAGCAGTCGCGGATGAGACCCCTACTGACAACACCCCAGAAGATCAGCCCGAAGACGCCGATCCCGCCGAGTCCACCGAGGATTCGTCCGATCCGTCCGATTCGACTGAACAACCCGAAGACGCCACCG